TATTTAAACTGTGTATTTCTTCTTTAAGGTCATCTATAATATTTTTATATAGACTAATAGACAGTTCAAGGTTTCTTAATACTTGGTTATCTGTCTCAGCATTACTTCTTCTTCTACCCATAAAAAATGAGGCTATAGCAGTAAGTGAGTTAGATATTAATAATAATATTTCTGTTGTCATATTAATAACAATCCTGACAAGGAGGGTTTTCGTGTTCTAATTCGGAATATACTCTTATACCTTTATTCTCAATATCTCTCGTTGAATAACCCTTTCTTGTTGTGTGTTTAAGGAATATACCGTTATTGTATTTCTGTGTTCTGTCTGGTATCATTCCATCAATTGTAGATTGAGTATTGTAATCAGGGAACTTGTTTTGACCACGACCAATCAATAGATAATCTTGAAGACGTGTCATATAAAAGTCTGCACGTTGTTTCTGTAAACTTCTAAGATACTTCATCGTTTCAATATCAACTGATGTCGCGTTCTCCATCATACCTTCAACAATACCTCTGTTCATTGAACGATACATTAAACTTGGAATTGCTTGGAAATAAGCCTGTTGAATTAAGAATGGTTGAATATAATCATTCACCAAAGTTGTTTCATCTGCGTTAAAGGTATTACCTGTTGCAGATACTTGGTCTAATAAATGATTATAGAACTTCGTTCCCAATATGGTTTGAAGGTCTATATCCTGTGCAATTTGTACCTCAGCCTTTAATACATCCATATCAACATTCTTATTGATATTGGTGAACGCTTTAAGTTTTGTTTCTGATATTAATAATACACCCATTTCTTAATTATAATTTAATTCTTCTTCTCCCAACCACGCGTTACATTGTTCTTCTGTTAATCCAAAACCTGACATTAACATCTGCATCGCTTGTGCTCTATTTATTTTTTCTTTGTTGTACTCTCTAACAATTCTCAATAAACCTTGATATTCTCTTCCTTTCAATCCTTTGATATTCTCGTTGATTGCAGGTCCTTCTGACTCAGCTTCAACAGGAGTTACAGGTTTATCTATAACCGCAGGATTATCAGTAACATCACCCGTTAAGAATAATGATAATGGTTTAATTTCAAATGTGGTTGGAGTACCAAACTTTAATGAAACCAACTTATTGAAAGATGGTAACATTTCGTTTTGATATGGAAGTATAACCATTTTACGGAAATATTCTGAGTGTTCAGTAATCTCATTTCCACCACCTAATTTTCCTGTTGTTGCAATACCAAATAACTCAGCAGATGAAACTCTGTGTGCTGATAAGATTGAACGTGTAATATCATCATTTAATGATTGATAATAGTTGTCGTTATCGTTTCTTGGTATTTGTATAATTTCAGGAGATTGTTCCTTACTTTCGTTGAATGATATAATTGCTTGTCCTGCGTTGTCTGTTCCACCATATTGTGATTCCAATGCACGAACCAAAGTTCTTTGTTCTTCTTCACCAGGTATTCCGTTTGTATAGTTAATCCATAAACTTGGGACCATACCTTTACGAAGGTTATTTATATGAAAGTTCTTAGCTTCAATATCTGTTTCAATACTTCTTTGACCCGCAGACCAATCAGGGATTGGATAGTAAGTTAATGATGGTTGATAAGCTTTAAAGTAATAAATTTGTGAACCACCTCTCTCTTGACTGAATGCTGGATATTCTTCAGCAGGAAACTTTTTCAAGTATCTCCAATCAGCAGAATAATAATAGGTATCTACTTCATCATCGTCATTTAATTTACCACTACGAACTCTACTAAAGTCCAAATGATAAATCTCAGCAATTTGTTTTTTATCTTTTGTCCATACGATATTCAAGCTGAAGCCACCGAACAACATAAAGTCCAATGCACATTTTCTCATCACTTCAGCAACATTCTCTTTTGGATTGATTAAGTTAACTGTAGCCATCGGATTGTTTAAAGAAACAATACCATCACCCATTATTTGATTTACCTTTGATGTAACTACAGCCTTATGAATACTGCAATTGTCATACAAATCTATAAAGTATTGTGGTAACAAATTGTTCTCACCATAATAAACCCAAGGGTATCTTTGTAATACTTCTGAGAATATTGGTAATGAAGCCTTTTGAAAGTTAATACTTTTAAATTCTGATTTTTTTATTTCTTCACTCATAATTAATCTTCTATATATATGTAATTTTCATTTACCTCATTAGGTGAAATGTATGTTGTGAATAATGGTTGTTCCTCAGTTCCTTGAAGTATTGCTATACCTGTAAAAACTAATTGAGTTCCATTACCATAAATTTTTAATTGATATTCACCCTCGTAATTCAAATCCTGTCCTGCGTCTTGAAGGTTAAGTATAATCTCACAATATCTAATGTTCTGTGCGTACTCCGCAGGGTCCGCAGTGTTAACAGTATAACTCTTAACTTCCTGTGACATTATATGTGTAAACACCAACGTATAACCACTAAATGTTGTAGCAGTATTGTTGTTGATATTCATCACCAATTCGTTTTGTTGTCCCTTTTGTAGATATAGCATAATGTAATCTCTATATAACTAAATATAAAAAAAACCAAATTGAATTGGTAGTATATAAAAAAAGGGGACTTAAGTCCCCCTTTTCTTGGATATAGATATAGAAATTCAGTCCACAACAGACCTACTTTTTTTTATCCTACAATTGATGCACCTGTGAATACAGAACCTAATACTTGTGCATAGGTTGCTGTTTCTTCATTAAATGAGGTACTCAAAATTGTATTTGCTGGTTCGTGTTCCTGACCAGTGAAAATTAATTCACTACCATTTCTGTCTCCGAACGCAGTACCTGAAGCAGCTGAACCACCACTTAAATACATACCGTTAACTTGACCTAACAAATAATAAACATTGTTTTGGTCAATTGCGATAATTTGTATCTTATCATTTTGTGAAAGGATTTTCAATTGGTTTCTCTTGTCTTGGTCATATTTGTATGTAACTGCGGTAAGAACTTGTTCAAAGAAAATTGTACCGTTCTCAAAACTCTTAGTTACGTTTTGTGATAAAGATGAAGTATTTCTCTTCAACTCAAAACCATATAATGTTGTACCTGAAGCTGAAGTAGCACCTGTAATAGCACCATTCACATCATAAGTATAACCTGTAACTCCACCATTAGCTTCGCCAGGTCCACCTACAACATATATTTTCTTAATACCACCAATTCCATCAGAACATCCTAATTGAACACCTGAAGATATATAACAACTCATAATTTTTTATATTAATTTGTCTTGTTTATTTTAAAATATGAGGGGACTTTCACCCCTCTGTTTTTTAGTAGTATTAAGCTAAGTTATTTGTAGCGAAATAAGCAGTTGAACCAAACAACGCGATTTGAGCACCGTAGTTGTAGTTCGCACGTAATCTTAATTCATCAAAATCTTTTGAGTACCAAATTACTAATTTCTCGTGGTCAGACAATAAGTCAAAACCTACAACCATATATTCTGCTGGTCCGATAGTAACTTGATTAGAACCATTCAAACCAATTGTTGGGATAACCTTAACGTTTGTGTTTGGATGGATAGCTTCCATCATACCTGTAACATCAGTTGAACCGATATAGTTTTGGAAGAAGTTAGCTCTTGTTAACGCTTGTACATAAAGACGGAAGTTAGCGTAAGACATAAATACTCTTAAGTCATCACGGCTCATAGCGTTGTCATCTAAAGCGTTTACTAATTTGTCAACCTCAGTAATTGGGTTACCACTAACACCATAAGCTGCAGTGCTTGAGAAAGCAACACCACCTGAGTTAGCAACACCTGTTGTACCTGTTGAGATTAATGTTTTGAAACCATTGAAACAAGAAGTTCCAGTAGTTGCTTGCCATAATTGTTGTTCAATTCTTTGTTGAATTTGTTTAACTTTCAAATCAGCAATTTGTTGTTCAAATGGAACTGATTCTTGAGTTTGACCTGGAGCCATCAACATTGATTGGTATGTATCATACAAATCTTTGTAACATAATGCTTCGTTATATTTCTCAGCACAAGTTGTAATGTCTCTTTGAGTGTAAGTAGTTGTACCTGAACTAGTCCAACCACAAGTTCCATCTTGGAAGTAAGGAGTTGAGTTCAATAAGTTCAACGCTTGAGTTCCTTTGATACCTAAACGTACATTTACGTACTTAGGAGTTGTAGCACCGATAAGTGCTTTTGATAATAATTCACCACCAACTTGGTCAACGTAACCACCGATAGATGATACA